ACTCTCTCGGTAGCCGCTAGAGTCTGTGTGCCAAACTCTGCTTCGTAAGAGGCGGGAACTGTTGTACTTGTACGGGTGATGAAAGTTGAATCGCTGTTGTCGGATAGCGCCGCATGAACTGAGCCTGAACCGCCTGAGATAGTAAAGGCTGAAGCGTTGTTCCAGTTAGCGTTGGGGCGAAGTGTATAGGTAGCCATTATTTGTTAGCCAACTCCTTTGCCAATATAGCGAATGTTTCTTGAATTCTCTGAGTAATGATGTCAGCCTTTTCGTCAATGTTTTGTGCGCCAGTTGTATCAACATTAACAACGAAAGCACCCTGCTCAATAACAATGTTGTTTCCGCTAACTCCGCTGATTCTTGCTTGAGCATCTGTAACCTCAGCGATACCTAATTGAGCGTTGGCAATCTTTTGACCAAACGCCGCTTCAGAACCAAACTTACCAATCGCCGCACCAGTAAACCCAATTTGTTTTTGCAATTCATTGATTTGGCTAATAGCATCGACACCGCCACCAAGGATTGACGCCGCAAGTTGAGCGCCCTTAATTGGTCCTGATTCAACTAAATCTTGGATTGCCTTAGCGTCAAGACCTAATCCCTGAAGAGTAAGAATTTGATTAGCAAACTGTTGGCTCTTATCCAAACGCATCCGCATATTTTCAATAAGGGACTTAGCCTTTGGAATAAATCCGTCAGGAAGTTCTACTCCCTTAAGACCTGCAAAACTTAAGATTGTGTCCTTAAGCGAATCGGCAAACTGTTTAGCCGCATCCTGTAAGTCTGTAAGTACATCACGCATTGACTCAATACCAGCGGTCATTGCATCACGAATCTTCTTCATTAAGTCTGCTGAGTTTTGAAGTTCGTTAAGGGTGGCATCATCTTCGCCGTTCATACCTTCTAAAGCCTTAGCGCGTTTTCTTTCTTCTTCAAGAACATCGCCAAAACCTAAGCCCTCTTTAAGTTTATCTGCCAAGTCACCAAAAGCGTCTGTAATTTTTCCAAGCACATTGCCAGTAGTAAATGACTTAACCGCTGAAGCAAAACCAAGAATTGTTTCGCCAGCCTTGAGACTAAGTGAACTTAAGTTCTCAACTAGGAACTTACCAACCTCAACATCTTTAAGCCCTTCCATAACATTGACTAACTTCTCAAGTTGTGGAATAGCAAAATCAACTACATTTCCAATTAAATCGCCAAGGATGTCGCCAACTTCAAACTGTTTTAATTCGCTTACAAAATCTCCAACTTTACTTACAGCCCCACCAATAAACTTTGAAGCATCTGAAAGCATTTGAACCAGTTCGGTTCCTAATTTAATATCGCCAGCCTCAAGAACTGTTTCGCCAGCCTTCTTAGCAAAACCACCAACGGTAGTTAAAGCATCAGATATAGCCTGAATTAAACCTTCAGCAATAGGAACCTTAGTAACTTGCAAAATTGTGTTACCAATTTTTTGAGATACAGCACCAATGTTTTTTATACCGCCTGAAATAAAATTAACTAAGTCGGTTCCAAACTCTTTTTCGCTTAAAGTGCTTGCAGTTTTTGACACACCAACTAAAGTGCTTTGAAAAACTTTTACTTTTGCTATAACTTCATCAAGTGCCTTGTCGCCTATTACCTGCTTTGTTGCGTTGGTAATGCTGGTAGCAAAATTACGGATTGGCTTTGCTAGGTTGTTAAAAGTTTCACCAACAGAAGTTCCCATTGCGGTAAACTTTTCTGAAAGACTATCTAGCGGTCCAGCGAGCGCCTTTGTTAAGATATTGCTTCGGGCGGCATCTGCCGCATCCTTAAAGAATTTAGCAATTTTTTCTGAAGCCGCTTTAACAAAAGAACCAATTTTTTCTAAAATAGAAGCAAGAGAGTTTGGAATTAAAGCAAGCGCTTTTCCAACTCCTTCTGCAAAATTGTTAAACAAACCGATTGCTATATTAAGAGCCTCACGATTGCCCTTAATCCAATCGACTAAAGCGCCCACGATTTTTGCTAGGAACCCTGACACCTTGCTCACAAGATTGAAATAAACTTCAGCAATAAAGTTAATAACCTTGGCTATGCCCTTGCCAACAAATGAATTGGCATCAAGCAAGTCTCCCAAGATACTAATAAATGTTCCAATAAACTTAAAGATACCGCCAAAGACTGTGGCGAAAGCATCAATCAAGAAGTCAAGAACCTTGGCGATTAACATACCTACAATGTTGTTTGTATCAAGAAGGTTACCTAGGAATTCAATAAACATTCCAATGTATTTAATGATTCCACCGATAACCGTAGCGAAGGCTTTCCAAAGGAAGTCAAGAACCATTCCAATAATCTTGCCAACAATTCCATGAGTATCAAGCAACATTCCAAGAGCCTCAAGGAAGAAGCCAATAAATTTAAGGATGCCACCAACTACGGTAGCAAAGGCTTTGAACACAAAGTTCATAACCGCTCGAACTACCTTGCCAAAGGCTGTCTGTCCGCTAGTAACATACTTCAAGGCGTTAAGGAACATCATCAAACTCTTGACCACGCCAATAACCACGGTGAGAACGGTCTGATAAATAAACTGAAATACGCTAATTAAAGTTTGACCAAAAGATGTTGCAGGACTAATTGTTTGACCAAAGGCAATAAGTAGATTACCAAGCCCAGTTAGAATCCAAGCCAAGGCTGTTCCAACTGTTTGAGCAACTGAATTAAATACATTTGTTACTACCTCGCGGAATGTCTCGCTATTTTTCCATGCGTAGACAAACGCGGCAATAAGAGCCACGATAGCGACCACATATAAAAAGATTGTGCTTTTCAAAATAAGCATGGCTTTATTCAAAGCCTTGACTGCATTGGCTTTTAGAGTAGTAGCCGTACCCGCTAACCTTGTTTGAATTGTGTAAGCCATAACGCCAAGAGTTACCGCCGCTAAAATTGCCCCTAGAGCATAAGCAACAGTTTTATATTTTTGTAAAAACCCAACAACTCTTTCAACAACAACAGCAACTCCGTTAATTGCCGCCGCGAATACCATAACCGCAACAGCCAATACTTTACTAAATATATCAGCGATATTTTTGGCTACACTTAGTAAGGGCTGTAACGCTTTAAGTAAACGACCCATAGCGGTTTGAACTTGGGTTGATGTCAAAGCCATAGCAACAAATCCGACGGCTACTGGGTTAAGCATTTTAAGAAGATTGCCAAAAATAGGAATGTTTCCAAAAACATTTTTACCAGCCATGGTTGCAAAGGCGGTTCCAAACCCTGCTACGACTGGAAGAATCATTTCAAATTTACCAGCAAGGTCATCTACTTTAGTACCAGTCAAATCCATGCCGTCAATAAACTCTGTAAATTTATCTACAACAGTAGCAATAGGGGTTGTAAGTTTTACAAATACTTTTCCAATAGCCTCGACTACTTTTTCTAATTTTCCGCCTGAGCCAACGGCTCTAACGATTGCCGCTTGAAAACCGTATGCTGATTTAATAATTGGACCAAAGCCTTTAAGAAGCGCCGCGCCCATAGTTACTTGTAACTCTTTATTTAGTTGGCTAAATTCTTCAACTAATTTTGCTGGTGATTGTAAAGACAAAGCAAAGGCACCCGCCGCTTTGGTTCCTTCTTTAAGTACAAGATTCATAACCGCTTGACGGCGTTCACCCATAGTTAAATCTTTAGCCGCTTTTCCGATTGAACTTGCATAGCGTCCATAGGCTGTACCCGCGTCTGTTGTAATACCTACTTGACGCAAAATTCTTGTGTTACCAGTTGTTATAGCCATGGTTAAAGAACTAAGTGCTTCTTCACCACTCATTGAGGATGCTACGGATAAATCTTGAGCAACCCGAGCAATATCAGCAGACTTTGATAAATCTATATTTGATTGAGCAAACTTTAATGTTGTCTTTTGAGCCTGAGCCGCTTGGATGCCGACTGTTCGCATCGAATCAGATGCTTGCTTTAATGCCTCATAACCTTTACCGCTAGATGCTCCGACTGCTTCTAACGCTAAATCTAAACGCTCAACCTCTGCGGCCGCTTTGAAAGATTTCATTCCAAAAGCAATAAGTCCAGCGATTGCCGCGCCCGAGGCAACGCCAATCGCTGTTAGTGAACCTTGTAATTTAGATGAAGCCTGTTGAAACTCATTAGCCGATTTAACGGCTTTATCCATGCCTTGAGTAAACTGGGCTGAGTCCGCCGATAACCGAGCGCGGACTTCCATGGTTGGTGA